TTTTGGAAATTTTCATATTTATTATTTCCTCCGGTTCAAGATGGCAGAATAGCCAAATGCATTAATGAGCCAAAAAGAATGGTTGCCGAACCATTTATGCCAAAGACCTTAAGAACCGTAAATCGTCAAGCATTAAAGTCAACATTATTAGAAGCAATAATTAGAATAAGATTAGATGTGGTTAGCGGAACAATTCTTAATGCTCCCAATTTATCAGAGGGAGATAGTGCTCCCATAACGGTTGGAACATATGAAAAACCAATATCTTATGCGGATATTGCAGATCAAATGGGCTTATTAGAATCCTTGATTGTGGTTAGGCTTTTTACTACGCTGCATAGTTTCGTAATAGATATAAAGAAAAACAGAGAAGACATTCTTAAGATACAGCATCAAACAGGTTTGGCTCCGAAGAGAAATATAGATATTGAATCAGATAATTCAGCAACGCCTTTGTCTAAGGTAGAGCATTGCGAGAGTTCGCCGGAAAGATGTAGACTAGAGGCGATGAAGGCAATGGAAGACGCTCTTATGTTAATCCTGGGAGACAATGAAGCACCAATTGCATTAGATCTGCAAGAAGATACTGTTAGAAATAGCAGCGTTAGAAGCGCCCACCTGATGGGGGCAGTTTTAGCTACAATGGATGTGCCAAGGCTGTGGGTAGAAGGCGAATTAAACAAATTAAACGAAAAAGAAGTCAGAAAGGCAGAAAAGAAAGGGGATGCAGGTCAATCTCAAATATCATCAAAATTGGGAGAAGGCGAATTAAACAAATTAAACGAAAAAGAAGTCAGAAAGGCAGCAAAGAAAGGGGATGCAGGTCAATCTCAAATATCATCAAAATTGGGAGTGGCAAAAGGAGTAGGGGCAGTTGACGTTATTGCGTTTTTAATTGCACTTTTTACGGCAGAGGAAAAAACTTTAATATCATTATTGACAGAAGAACAGTTTATAAATTTAAAACTAGAATATTCAAGTGGATTTTTCGACCAAATGGCAGAAGATAGAGATACCATAGCAACGGCGGTAAACGATATAGCGCTAAGGGCTTTTGATGCCTATAAATTATTTTTATATATGTTTGAACAGCCCGATGGTGAGTTTGTGTTTCCAGACCTTGACCAAGATGATTAACTTTATTAGATTCTTATAAACAATATTTCTATTATTTTTAACATAAAAAACAGAGTTTAGGAATATTAATTATGTCTTTTGATTTAGCCCTAGTAAGAGGGGATATAAAAATAGAAACCGATGGGACTGTAAGGGTAGTTGCTGGTAATTCAAAATTACGACAGGATATTATAAAAATATTGTTAACAGACCTTGGAGGCAACAAGTATCATCCAAAATATGGAAGCCACATAGGTGCGTTACAAATCGGCCATCAGGCAGACGAAAGATTGGTATCTTTAGATTTAGAGTCTTCGGCAAGAAATGCGGTTAGAAACTTAATGTCTCTTCAGCGGGCGCAGTCAAGAAGACAAGCTTTAACTCCAGGTGAAATTATTATAGATATATCAAGTATTTCGGTTGCAAGAGACAATGTAGATCCAAGGCTTTATAATATTTTTATTTCTGTGTTGACAAAAGAGCTTACGGTAGTAAAAGATATTATTACAGTAAGGATAGTATAGGGATGGGTGATGGCTACATTTAGATCGTTTAGTGAAATTGTTTCTACCATGATACAGAGACTTGGCTTTTCTCAGCCAAATCTCGATACAAAGCCTGGCACGGTTACACGGGATTTGTTTGTTGATCTGCCAGCAGATCAAATATCAAGGCTGTATTCTTCTATTAATTTGGTGTCCGAAAAGCAATCTCTTGCTACAACCACGGGGAGAGACCTAGATCGTTTAGCGGCAAACTTTGGATCTACAAGAAACACAGGCTCTGCTGCTAGTGGAATTGTTATCTTTTGTACCAATAATTTGATATCAGATGTTTCGATACCAAGCGGAACACTTGTAACTGCTAGAAATGGATCTAAGTATAGAACGGTTGGAAACTTTGTTATGTCAGCTACAGACAAAAACAGGCTGGCAGCCAACGCAAGTCGCATGAGAAAGTCTTTAAATATAGCAGGCATAAGCAGCACATATGCAATAGAGATTCCGGCGCAAGCAACACGAACAGGAACTACGGGAAATGTAGGATCTCTTCAAATTATAGAAACGGATTTGCCATTTGCAGTTTCTGTTATAAACCTGACCGCTATGACCGGCGGGGCAAACAGGGAGACTCTTCAAATTATAGAAACGGATTTGCCATTTGCAGTTTCTGTTATAAACTTGACCGCTATGACTGGCGGGGCAAACAGGGAGACGGACAATTCCTTTAGAACAAGAATTCTCTCGGTATTTAGCGGAGCCAACGTAGGCACTTCTGCTGGGTATAGAAATGCTGTTTTGGGAGTAAGCGGAGTTACAGATGCCCTAGTTGTTGAACCGGGTAACTCTTTGATGCTTAGAGACGGAACAGAAACGATAGAGCTTGACGATGGTTCCAGTAGAATAATAAGCTCAGGAACAGGCGGAAAGGTTGACATATATATTTTAGGAAGAAGCATTGAGGCTGTCTCAGAATCCTTTATCTTTACAGATCTATCTGGAGCAGGCAATATTTCAGACGAAAGAAATGACCACACACTGGGGCAGGTAGGGCAAGATCAAACGAGAACGTCAGAAGAGAGAAGAGTTTTGGCCTTTTCAACTGGCTCTATACCGGCACAGCCAGTAGACTCCATGATATCCGTTGTTGGCAGCTCTTCGGGCATTTTAACAGAGTCATTTACAGATGGCGATGGAATTGTTTCTGGAAGCTTTGAATTACAAAAAGATTTAAATCCAGAAACGGGAGGGAGTCCATTTGGTTTTGATAAAATTCATTTTATTTCCAACACCAAGATTGTAAATGGAGAAAGCATTACAAAGGGTGAATCATTTAGCGTAGATGCCCTCACTTTTACAGATATAAACGATGTGACCGGAGTGTATAGGGATATTAATGAAATTGGAGAAAATTCAGAAGTAAGTTCTGCGGGCAAAGAATATATTAAATTGCTGCACACACCAGTTGTTAGGGTTAGCAAGGTTCAAAACAAGACAACAGGCGAGATATATTCTGTTGTTGATCAAAATTTAGACTCAGATGGACTAAACACTAGCGGGATTGTTCAAATAACAGGACGATCTCTTCCAACTGCTGCAGATGTTTTGAATACCAATTATACATGGAGACAAGAATATGACTCTTATGTCGACTATGGTGGGTCAAAAAGCTTTTCTCAATTTAGAGATCCTTCGGCAACAGACTCTATAGATTGGACGTCTAGCGGAGGAATCTTCGAAGAAGCAGCAATAATCACAAAAACAGATGATGGATTGGTTTTTGAAATAGAAACAGATTTTGAAATTAACAAGGTTGTATCTGTTTATAACAAAGTTGAAACAACATCAACATTATCTGTTGTTAGCACGGTGGGCGCAACAAGCATTGTTGGGATAGAGCTTGACGCCGCTGAAGATGTTATCGTAAATATTATATCTGTTAAAAGAACAAGCGATAACCTTGAGCTTTATAGTACACCTGCAGCAGATGGATCTTTTGACGCAAGAATTATTTACCTTCCCTCAGACGCTGTTGGCTCTATTGGAGATGACGTTACTGTTCATTATAACAAAACAGAATTATTTGATATAAACAAAACAGATGGCTCCAACTATAATGACAAGATAACTCTGCCATCAGAAAGTGTTTTGGAAGCAGAAGAGCTTTTAGATATAGTTGAAGACCTGTATTTATCCGGAGATTACGCTTATGTTACATATGTTGCAAACATAATCTCTGTATACTCGCAGGTTACTTTGGATGGTTTGCCCATTATAGGCGGCACAACAACCAATTCCTTGATTGGACCAGAAACCACGAGCACATCAACGAATAATCAGCCAGTATTTTTTGAATTCAATTCAGCAGGAGAGCCTAGTTCAATAGTTAGATTTGGACCAACAAAATTACAAGTTGGAATATCTGGAGCATCAAGCGCCGGAAAGATAAAGGTCTCAGGAACAACTATTGATAGGTATACATTAGATGTTGTAGCGGGAGTCACCATGACAGGCCTTGCTTTTGACATAGAATCAGAACTGAAAGAGGCCCTTGATTTAGCCTCTATTCCAACAAATGTCGGAATTGCAAGAGTTGATAAAGTTTGCACGTTAGACAAGAATGATAAAGTAGATAAAGAATTTAGTATTTTGGGGTATTATTTAAAGAATACAGACTATGATATAGGAGCCGCCCAAGCAGATTTAGATTTAGAAAATTATCAATTTACGCTTCCGTCAGTTCCGGTCAATAACGCTATGTCTATTAGTTCTGGGGATAAGCTTAGAATAGAAATTCTGATATACAACTCAGAAGGATACGAAGAGTTATATTTTGCTTCATCAGGAGCAAGAACAACAAATGCAAGATTTGGAAGAATAAGCAGGGTGTCTGTGTCATCTGGATTTAGATCTACCGCAGGAAACTTGGTAGGCAGCGTTGATATTAAGCCTTTAAATCAGCCGGAAAATGGCCAAGCTTATTACGTGGATTATGACTTTTTGGCACCAAAAGAGGGAGAGAGAATTACGGTAGCCTATAACGTTAATAGGCTTATTGTAGATACTACAGTTGAAGCAGAAAGAGTTAGGCCAATCACTGCTGATATCCTTGTAAAAGAAGCCGAAGAATTAACTGTAGACGTAGATGGAACGCTGTTGATTAATGATGATGCTTTAAGTGAGGCTGATAAAATTGTTGAAAATGTAATAAATTCTGTTACTAATTTGCTAAATACATCAAGACTTGGAGCTATTGTTGATTATTCTGATATAATTGCAGTTGCTGCAGGAGAAAGCGGTGTCGACTCAGTTAATATTTCCATGTTTAATGAGTCTGACAAGACAGGTAGAAAAGCATTTATAAAAGCATTGGATAATCAAACAATATCACCTGGTTCTGTTATTTTTGAAGCAATATCGAGAAATAAGTTTAGAATCAATTAGGACAAAGTATGTTAAGGCCAGTTTCTTTCTCTATACCATCAAGTACCGAACTAAAAGTAGCATTCAACGGAGAGCTGACTGAACTTTTAGGGAAGGACAATTTTCTGATTGAGTCAATCAGCGGAAATATTGATGATTTAGAGGTAGTTAAGGTTACTGTAGAAGGTAGCTTTGTAATAGTAAAGACGAGACCGCAGGTTGCTGGCAACTACTATGTCTTAAAACTTCTGGATTCAGATGATGTATTGTTTGCGTCTTCTAGAGGCATCCCGCTAGTTAATGATGACGTAACTAGAAAATTATTTTTCGTAGGTTTAAAGAATCACAATCCCGTTAGGGACCGTATGCTTATAAATATTCCAAGGCTTTATGATCTTGAGAATTCTAACGTAAGCAATATCATCAATGCTCAAGCAGAAGAGATTTTTCAAGCACAAAAGCATATTGGAGAATTATTAAGCGATAACTATATAATACAAGAAGTTATTGACGAACAGAGGACTAGAAGCTCTGGAGCAACAGACAGGCTGTTCAATGAAAATGCATATGTTGTAGAGCGTGTTTCTTCAAATCCAACTAAAAATAATTTGATATTTAGATCCTTAGATTATAGCTCAACATCTACGATAAGCAGACATACCTCTATTCCCAAGCATCCTATAGCATTGCAGGAGATATACGTTAAGGATGAGGAGATCTCTCTTTCCTCAGAAGGGAATAGCTTTAAAGGGTTTTTGATATCTTTAAAAAACAAAAATATAATCAAATTAATCAGCTTAAAACTTATAAGGTCTACGGACGAAGAAGATTGTAACGGGGATATAGGTACGGAATATAATATTTTAACAAATAAATACTCTATAAATAGCAACAGATATGATCCATCATATGCTTTTAGCTATATTGACCTTAAAAGCAATCAGGTTTTGTTATCGGAATTTGGAAACATTGATGAACCAACCGTTGGTGATACGATAAAGGTATCTTATCTGTATAAAGATACGGGCAGAAAGGTCAATGAGGCATCAATAGAAGTTTATAATTTAAAGCAGATTGACACAGAGTCCATTCCAACCAATATAACAAGGTTTTTCCTAGATAATGCTCCAATTGTTGATGCTAACAATAGTGTGCCAGAAAGAGGCGGAGTTACTTTTGCCGCTGGAGAAAACACAACAGAAGCATCTGAGGCATTTCGGCTGGAGCTTGTGTTTAATTCTTCAAAGTTGCCATCTAAGATAGGCGAATATGCAATAAATTATTCCACAGGAGAAGTGATTGTTGTTGGCGCAGAAGAGGTTGGCGAAGGAACCGGTTCAAAGAACAATATTGCAACATATCTCTATAGAAATGTATTTTCAAAGAATTTAGACTATTACATAAAAGATGATGAGTTTGTTGCAGCAAGCAACAGAAGCATAGTAGACGAAGAGGTAAACATAGACTTTAATTATGATAAAGTTTATGTTGAAAGCGTTGATTATAAAGCGCCATGTCACACGGAGATTCTTAATGAGCATGTTGCAAATGATTTTGCATCATCTTTTGTAATAAATCCAAAAAATACTCCTGTAACAAATGTTTTTAGGATATATAACCAAACAACTGGAGAGGTGTATTCTTCGCTTTACCACACAGATGATGAAATATATTTCACAGGAAGACGATCTCCAGAGTTTAAAACAGAAAATAACGAATTGGCAAAATTTGACTTAGTTGAGCTTGAAAGGTTGGAGCCAATTGGAGAATTTGTTTGTCCCGTTTTTTCTGTAGAAATAACAGCAAATGCTTCAAACGATAATATTCAGTTTTTTCCAGGAATCCCCGCAGAATTGATTGATTATAACTCTCAAAATTATTTCATAAGAAGCAAGGGGCTAAGCGGTTCTGACGATATTGAAGATCTGCAAATTAAGTTCTTTGGAAGTCCAGATTCTAATAATCTGATTAGCTCAATGGCGATAAATGCCGCAGCAACGGCTCCAAGCTTAAAAGAAGATGTAACTATTGGAACCAAGGGTTTGACCTTTAGTCTGGATAAGACACATATTTTAAATGATTCAGAGGATGCCATTGGGTCTTATGTAAACTCTTCTATCGAATTTACGAAATCAGATTTATTTTCTAAAGAAAAATACTTTAAAGACATCGAGACTAATCCAGGAACAGAAAGAGCTTTTGATAGCAACATTGTATCTTCGATAGCATCAAAAAAGGGAGAGGATTTTTACGAAAACCTGTCCAGATTGCGCAAGGTAGGAGATTACAGCATAGACTATAAACATGGTCAAATTTATTTAGCCGTTTCTTATAATCAGAATTATGAATTAGGATATGTCAACTATAGGCATGGGTCTATTTCGACATTTAGCAGTAATATTATAAGCATCGTAGAAGCTTCAAAGAAGCTTGTATCTTCGGATACACTGGAAGATGCCTCTATAGTCTATGAGAATCCGACAAATACTGCTGATAAAGTTACGCTTCTTGATTTAGAACCTACTCTTTTGCTTCCAGACGAAAAGACAACCGCTTTTGATCTACATGGTAAGCTTAAAGACATTTGCGTTATTTTGGATGACTATACTGTGGTTCTTCCGACTGGCGCTTCTGATATGAAGGGAGTCTACTCTCTGGCCTCACTAGAGGGGGCGGGCCTAACCTCTTCTGTTAAGGCAAGCAGAAAAGAAGATTTAGGATCTAGTTCGGTAAACGAATTGGCCGAAGGTGGCGGCGGAAATATCTTTAATCCTATATTTATGTCATTTGAAGACAACATAATAGACTTAAAAAAGACGCATAGCACCAGGCTTGCAGAGAGTGGAAGCAATTATGAAATTGTAATTAATGATTCATCGTTTGATGAAGTTTATAAAATAATTCATACACCAACCGATTCTGAGATTTTTGATGAAAAGCTTAATGTTCTAAAAATAGATGGTTTAGAGATAGTTAATACGGAAGCTTCGGGTGCAAATATTTCTGCAGATATTAAGTCTGGCATAATTTTGGATAGCATTGATACAAGCGGAGACTTTTTATTAGATAGTGATGATAATCGCTTTACAATTGTTAGTTTTGATGCTGCATTGTCAAAAATAGTGGTTTCTGTTCCGGCAGAAAACAATGTTAGCGCAAGCTCCCCGGCACTAGGAAGCGCCCAAGTAATTGTAAAATCAACAGTTGTAACCTCTAGCTCGGGTGTTACAATAACCATTCCGTCTGATTCATATGTGAACAAGGGAGATCCTGTAAATGTAATTTATAAGACAACTTTTGTTCCAGAAGTCGGAACTAAGGTTGGCGTTGATTATAGGGCGGGACGACTTTATTTGAGTTATGTATATTCATATGATGATGTTTACGTTTCATACGAATATGGGGATAACCAAATAGATTGGTCGGTAGGAAGCGCGATAAATGAGGGAGAAACTTATTATGCTACATACAAGTATGGAGCACTAAGAGATGCTTTAAGGAAAAACTTTGGTGTTTTGACGAAAATACCATTTTTCCAAAGATTTCCCCTGACCACAGACCGCGAGTTATACAGAAGCGCCTTAGCCGGAACGGTACAGGCATTTACAAAGGGCCCGACCATCCCTGCTTTCAGATCTTTGGTTGAATCTTTCACAGATATAACTCCAGGAATTACAGAATCTGTTTTTGGAAACTGGATCTTGGGCAGAGAGTATCTTAATCCACAAGAAATAAAGATAGACGGAACTATTGAGTTTAAACCCTGTAAATTTGAAGAAGGAATAATGATAAAGGACGATACGGTCGTCTCTGTTCCTGCTATCTCAAATATAAATCTGGATGAGGGCACGATTTCTGCATGGGTTTGTCCAGAGTGGGCCGGCATTGATAATGATGCAACTTTAACAATACATATAGACAATATTGGACTCAAGCATTATGCATATAAACTTGGAGACAATATCTTTGATTATAAAAATGGATTTAACGTTTTATCGTCAGAGGATGCGGTTGGCGGCGTAGACAGCTCAGCGCCAAGCGTAACTATTCACAACTATACTAGCTCTTGGGTCGATGATATAGCTGGAGGCGAAGAGGAAGAGCTGATTGGAGCTTTTGCCCTTGTGAAAGAAGAGGCTTCTATCTCTAGGGTTGTAAAAACAGAACTTGATATTTCGTTAAAGGTATCTAGCTTTTCTGCTCCTAATGATATAAATCCGCCAAGGAGAAGGGCGTCAGAGGACCTTGCGTTTAATATAGTGAACCTGGGCATCCTTGGGCTTGGAAGATCTCTGTCAGATGCATCTAGAGGTCTTATAGCGGAAGGTAGCGAAGACACGCTGTATAGATTCTGCAGTCCAGCTTTTATTTCCATAGGAGATAAAGAAAAGCTTCTATTTTCTATGTTTTCAATGAGGCCGCTAATCAATCCGGATAGTGGAAAAATATATACGTTTAGAGTTGGCGATGAACATATAGAACATAATGAAATTCCAGATTATAACAGACTGCATATCACAAGAAATTGTAAATGTGCAGTTGATGATACGCTGGCTGAATTATCAAAATTCAGAGATAAGGATTTTCAGTCAATTAGAATTGAGTTAGATTTTAATATAGATTTTAGCTATATAGGCGATACCGATGTGCCATTCGATGATCAGCCGTCTGCTTTTAGAGTTTTAGATACTCGTGGAGCGGTTTATGAAGTATATGCATTTTTGGATGAAGACCAAGAGTTAGTCTTAGACTCTATCCCAGATACAGTATCTGGCTTTGTAGTAAACAGGATTCCGGAAAATCAGCAATATATAACGGCCCAAGGAGCGGATGCTATAAATAGCTTGCTTCCAACTGGCGAAATAACAGTTCTTTATCAAACTTTATCTATACTTACTAAGACGAGTCCTGATGCAGCAACATATTTAGGATATGAAGCAAAAAGCTACATAGTTGATTGGATGTCAGATTATGTAGACCTCTCCTTCGTGAGAGATCCGATGAAAAACAATGTTAAGGTTGTAATTACTAGTTCCATTACTTCGGAAAAGAAGAATATAGATTTATTTTATACAGACCTTATTGATGTTGAGGCGGAAGCTGTAATTTACAGTAGTCTAAATCTTGATAAATGGTTCAATATAGCAGGAGGCATTGTATCTGTAGATAACTCAAGTAGCCTATCTGATAAAATCGCAGTAGGAACACTTGATAGAACCAGCAAATCTGTTATAGATATCAATAGTCTAAAGTATTCTATACATAATAGGTTTGATGAGGCAGATATTTATATAGGTGCAAGCGCCAGAAATCCAAGAAGGATTCCCTTTGAGGTTAACAAGAGTGATTTTCCAGATACGTCGGTTGGGTTACCATATAATGCAGATTCTGCGGAAGGAGTTTTTATAGGGTTTGACGAATTATGTCTATCTCCGTTAGCAGATGACGTTGGACAGTGGGTTCTTAGAACGAGAGCCAGCGAGTCTGTTTATATGCCAACGGGAGTAGCCGCAGCCGTTGGTAGTTCGGCTTTGCCTTATGATCTTGTATATTCATATGTTCCAATGAGCCATATATTTGCCGGAGTAATAACAACAGACGGAGAGTTTTCTTCGGTCGTAAGAGCGCACAGAGAAGAGGACGGATCAGGGTGCCCAACGGGATTGGTTTGTGCCTCGGAGTACAGATATTGTGGAGATGGAGTCTTAGAGGGTGAGGGAGAAGGAGATGGGTGGAAAAAGATCGGAGAAACATCTTCGGAACTCATCAATATATTGATAGGAGGAGCAGAAGGAGAGGCTTCAGCCTGGATGAAGCATGGGGCTTTCGCCACGACTTCAAGCGGTGGTGTTTATAGAATGGGACCATCTGTTGCAAGCGTAGATGATTGCAATCATAATATAGCAGATGGAAGCTTCGCATATACAAGCCTGCCTTGTTATGGAGGAAATTATTCTGCAACGGTTAGCTTTAGGGTCGCAGAGGTAGACTTTAGACTTTCGGCCTCTTCGGTTGGCGAGTTTGAAGGGGCTATATCTGGAATCATAACCGGAATAACTCCAATACACATTTATGATAACGATATAAATGTAAAAGTTGCTTTGGCCATAAGCGATCTGGGGCAGCCATTGGTCTTGGTTGTAGACGGCAACTCAAGTGAAATAGTCGATATATCATATTTTGATTGGGATAACGGTTTGTTCAATCAGCTTACATTAAACAAAAATAGCAAGACAGGGATCATAACGGTTAAGTCTAATTCTCAGATTCTGAGCAAGCTCGATGTTGATGACTTTTCGGCAAATACGTCTCAAGCTTGCGAATTACTTAGCGAGCCATTTTTTGCAATACATTTATTCGATGGATCATTGTCAAGCGCGGTAGATTTCCATAGCGAATTAGATGGAAATGTTCTTGACCTGGGCCTTATAGAGTATAGCGCAAGATACGAGGATGGAGTTACAACCCTTGAGGCTGGAGACTTCTTCATTAGCACAGATTCAAAAATAGAGTTTGGATTTTCGGTAATTGGAGAAGATGGCTATGCAGATGGTTATGCAGATACGTCTTCAGATGGTTATGGATATGGTTACGCTTCAGTGCAAGAGTTCGATGTTGATGAGCTTTATTTTACATCAGATAAGCTAAGATATATCTTTGATAGCGGGCAGCGAGAGTCGGAAAATAGAATATCAATATTTAAAGACGGCAAAGGCTTTATGAATTTTAGAGTTTTTGATAATTCGCTATCAAAGAGCGGCGATGTCAACATGTACAATATAGCAACGAATATAAAAAGCTTTAAACCTGGAGAGCTTCATCATGTAGCGGCAAGCTGGAGGCTAAATACCCTTTATGAGAAGGATGAAATGCATTTATTTATAGATGGACTTGAGGCTCCAAATATCTATAAGTTTGGCGGCCCCGTTCCTATAAGAATTAATGATAAATTTTCAGATATTAGCAAAGAAGTTCTGCAAGACTTTCTTGTAGATGGCATAGATTATTGCAGCATATTTACAGATGGTACAACTTTGGCTGGAACCTCTACTTTTAGTTCAAGTAGCGCTAATTTTGCGCAAGATATGGTAGGCAGATCTATAATCATCTTAGAGTCTAGCGTTGCGCCAACCTATGTAGGAAAAGAATATATTATAAATAGCGTAAATGGCAATAGCGTAACATTTGTTCGAAACTTAGACTTAGACATAGTAAGTTTTGATGCATCAGCATCCGATATTAAGTTTATGTTTCCGCCAACAGCGGGAATAAAAAGGGATGTAGCAACAGATCTTAGAAATAGTTCTTTTATAATTTCAAAAACGGATTGCGCAGGAGTTGAAAAAGAGCTTGGAGGAATTACATATACGGTCGATAGCGGTGTGGTAAACATTGTGAGTGGGGCAAAAATAATAAACCCACAATTTCGAGTTAATCTGGACACAAGAGTCATAGAGTTTGTTGGTCAAGATGCGGAGTGCAACTATAATAGTACGGTTCAATTTTCAGACCTAGATATTCATATTAAAACCTTTGGTTTGATTTATAAAAATTGCAAAGGAATAATTAATTTATCAAGCTCTTCTTACTATCATCTGGATAAAAAAGAATACGATATAAATAGCGGAAATAGCGTGATTATGTCACACTCTGTTGAGCCCGTATCTCTTGATGATGTCTATATAAGAAGAATCATTCTTCCTAGAACTATTCCAAGCATTGACACGTCAACAAAAGATGGAAGTCTTTATGAGTCTACCTTTGAGATAGGACTATTAAGCAAGAATGGAGAGCACCTTGTAACGTCAGAGGTGGGTCAGGTTTACAAGAAGAATATGGGAAGATATCTTTCTATAAACTTCGACTCAGACAATACAGCTTTCTGTGAGAAGGTAGATGGATATATTGATGAGTATGCAGACAATACATCTGAAAATAAGATCGTTGTACATGGAAAAACTGTAGACGGGACAGATAAGGAAGAATTTTTCGTTCGAGGAAATGGAGAGATTCGAGGGGAAAAACTGTTCAAGTCTGTAACAAAGATCGTTGGAACGCTATATTTGGCAGATTCAAATTATGAGCCTTGCGTCATTGAGCTTGTTGAGTCCAATCCTATAACTGTATCGGACAATAATGGCGAATATGCAGAAGTATTTAGATACACGAATGGAAGATTCATTTTAACAGTATTTGGATCAAATGGATATTATCCCTTTGAGCTACATCCCGGAAGTTATCATCTTGAGTATCCTGCATTTTTAAATGTAAGCCTTCCAATGGTTGGCGATAAGGCTTATATAGGTTGCGATATAAATAAAAAGAGCCAATTTGGCGGAACAATAGACGAGTTCAGAATTATAACGGAAATGTCAAGCGATACGCGTCCAACCGAAAACGATACCGATGGAACAAGAAGCATTACAGAGGATTATTTAAATCCCAATCCACATTGTCCAGATGATCAAACTCTTCTTTTAAGCCATTTTGATGACCCAATAGCTCTTCAGGCAAGAAGGTTAAGGCAAAAAGAATTCTTAAATACCGAAAATAATTTTAAATTTAAATTAGAGTTTGAAGATAGAGAGAAATTGCTAAATTACATTAATAATGAAGATATGTTTGTGTCTTCAATGGTCCGCATGGGATTTGATAAAGATTCGGCAGTTGAGACTTACATAGAGTGTCACCACGCATATAATGGCCCACTCTTTAACGAGTCAAAAACTTATGAGAAGCGATAAAATGCTTGTAAGCCACAACAGTGTTAATGATAATTTCGGTTTGTCAACAAGGTTCTTCAATACATCGCCGTTGGTTATAAACAATAGGCTTTCACACTTCAGAAAGTCAGAGGGATCTATAGAGTTTTGGGTAAGCCCACTGATGGATACGATTGGTGATGAAAAAGATAGATATTATGTTGATGTTTATTCTGTTGTTAAAAAGAGAATTAAATCGTTTTCGCCCACGATAATAGATCTTCCAACTTCGGCAAAAGAAATTGTAAGCATACAGCTTATGGAGCAAACCAAGGAGTTTTCGGGCTTTTACACACAAGATGAAGCCGACCAGATCCTGTTTGATGAAGTTTACAGGAGTCAGATAACCGGAAGATTGACCGGCGGAACCGGTGTTATAAAGGACTTTTCGTCTGAAAGCAGACTTAGCGCAGATGGAAAGCGAGTTTACCTAGAGGATGCCCTTCCTGGCGCAAGAGTAGATGTTATAGTTTCTTATATTCCAATTGACTCCGCAGGAGATAGAGTTTCGGTTTATAAGAACAGCAGAAGCCAAATTGTCTTTTCTATAAAGGCAAATGGAGTAACCAATATCTTGTCGAAGGATATAGATTGGAGCAGAAATACTTGGCACAGAATAATGTGTACATGGAAAACAAACTCAGCTTCCGATACCATGAGATTATTTGTTGACGGAACCGAATCCGGATACATTTTATATGGTCAACACGGGGCCGTTTACGGAACAGGATTTGTCTATGGCCAAACGACAAGCGAATCGGGTGCGTCCAAGCAGGTTAACTATAATATTAAGCTAAAAGATGACTTCAGGCTGGTTTGCATCGGCTCGGATGTTTTCGAAAGCCAATCAGCTTTGTCCAGGTTAGACAATATAAGATTTAGCAGAATAATGAGAAACGCATCGAAGGATCCTTCCGGAGAATATATTGATCCAAATTATTCTTCAAATATAGCTACTATTATGCCAGTAGTAAAGGATGATGCAACGACATTGTTACTAGATTTCGAACAGGAGAGTGGTGAAGATTTTTACACAACGGTTATTGACCCAAAAAGTGGCATATTTAATTTTGATATAGATGTAGAAGATGGTTTCGGTAAGATAGACAGTGATGAAGTTGAAGACCTGATTGTTGACTTGGTAAATAGGCTAAAGCCAGCACACACAAATGCATTAGTAAAGTTTCCACGTGATCCATGTTAATAGGCTCTATTAATAATATTAAATGTATCGATAATAGATTAGGTTAGGAGACACTTAATGGCAAAGGCTAACAGAGAAAGGTTTCCAAGAGCAAACTTTTTTGACGGACAAAGAATAACAGAGGCCGATCTTGATAGTGAACAGATTCACTATAGAGGCCTTATCTCCGACTCTACGGGTGATTTCCATGGGAGCGGAGTTGTTAGAGATAGACTCTTTGAAAGCAGAGTTCTCTTGGACACAAGCAATCCAGGAGTACATACTGCTGCTGGCGAAGAGAATGCATCAGAATTTGCTATCAATTCGGGGACATACGATGGTAAGGCGATCTATTTAGACAGACAGCCAAGCGATACTGTTTATGGAAATAGACTAGAAATAGAGGCTTCAGGCCTAGATCTTGGGGGAAGAGTATCCGCAAAAGTGCTGATTATTGGCGCGGCTTACAGCAGCTTAAGCGAAGCTGGTGAGATTGTTGCGGAGATTGTTGAGTTTAATAAAAATGAAACAAATATTACAGAGAATTACTATATCAAGGTTGTATCTATATTCTTCAACAATTTTTCCGGAGGAACAGGAAGAACTCACAATGAGTTAAGCGTAAAAAGCGAAAATACGCTAGACAGCAGCGGAAAATTCTTAATAAGAGAATCGGAGCCTTTTCTTGTATTTCCAAGAACCAGCTCTGTTTATCAGATCGAGTCTCCAAACGTAGGTCTTGCAAACTTTATAACATCTGGAACAGATAAAACAATCGAAGATGAAATAAAGAGCGGTCTAGGATCTGTATATAATTTTAATGATTTATATTTTGAGCTAGAAGCGCAAAGCGAAATAAAGTTTAGTAAGGATGGAGATCAAACAACGGCTTATGGTCAAAAATTCTTAGCTAAAACAGATAATATACAGAAAATTGATTTATTATTTTCTGTTGAAAAAGATGAAGCGGCAGCGATTGGTTCTGAATATGATTTTTCCGGCGATATAGTTATCTCTCTACACACTTTATCAACAGATATTCAGTGTGTAACAGATCCTCATCCGGATAATTTAATAGACTTTGATCCAGATCCTTCTCCTATCATTGAAATGTCTTATTCTCAAGAAGACCTTGAGGTTTTGGGATACAAGTTTGATGGGGCTCCGCAGATTGTCAGCTTTGATTTTTCCGGAACATTAATAGCTGATCCAAACATTGAACCCTCTATAAATGCGGATGAATATTATGCATTTCTTGTAAGCAGGCGGGGTGATAATAGAACCGGAACTGTTATTATGCAGAAGGGCTTTACAAAGTCCGAAAGAAAAACAGATAATGGACAAAGTTTAAACGTAATTGAAAAGTTTGGCAAGCAAACAACAAGATTTTTTGAATTTGATCCAAACAATCTCGTATATGTTGACGATTATGACTCTTCTCTTTGGTTTGTTGTTCATTCAGATGCCGTAGAGGTTGCGGACGGAATAGCATATACGGATGATGGCTATCCGGTTATTCTGCCAAAAACAGAAGAATATGTGGGCAGCACGTTAATCTCTCATTTCTTGAGAAATATATCCTTGAGCAATGTATCCGAGGGAACGGATAACTATGTAGTCTTGCAGCGCAAAGATGAGTTTGGGGCTCCAGGTATACATCCAAGAACTGGCAATTTTGTCAATACAAGAATACAAGATGCTCCGTCTGTATCTATAATGACAACCGCTGAGCTTGCCAAGGTAGATGAGGATAATCCTCCGATTTTATTAGCTCGCGTTAGAGATAATAACGTAAGAGATGCTCAAGATATAACCGGATCTTTTAGCAAGCCGGGAATTATAGGTTCCGACGAAATTGTTTTTATCAATCCAAGCTCGGAGCTATTGTCTGAAAATCTTATAAACAGAATTATAACTCCAGATACAGATTGTGAATGTAATTCAAGATATAGAATTATAGGAGCAGAGTGTAAGGTTGTATATGCTGCAGACTTTGATGATGACAAAGAGATAACATCTAATGATATCATTGAGCTGGTGAATGTAGTTGGAAATACAATTACAGCAGAAACTACGGAAAGAAAAATCCTTGGAGGCGAACTTAGCCTATTAGACTTTACAAAGGCAGATCTAAATGAGGACGGAACCGTAGATGGTTTTGACATAGAGCTTATAGAAGACGCGGTCGATGGATACGTAAACTTTACCGTAAGCGAGAACTTTAAGGTATTAACTTTAAAATTAGAAAATGTTCTGGAGAAAGATGATTATCCAACTTTATTTGATTCTTCTGACTCGGCAAGCTCTGCTGCGACAGGGAATACTGTCAGCGGAGGAGACGACATAAGCTTTACAACGGCTTCGGACACTCAAGCTCTGGCAATAAGAGTTGGGGATAAGATCACAGTTCCATCCGGAGAGAGTGATACTGGCGAATATATTATATATTCTAAGACGGTTGATGAAACTGGAACGGGAGTATCTGTCGCTGTTACGGATTCTGATGGTGCAGCAATTACTTTCCTTGGATCTAGCGCATTTGACCTTGTTATAGTAAGCGGAACAAAAGTAAATACCTATGCGGATAATATAAATCTTCTAAATGTTCCGTTTGTAGCAAAAAATTGGTCAATATCATATATCGGAGCATCTCACAAAGAGATGTTTATCGATTCATGTGATTTAAGAAGATATGTCGAAACAAACTTTATAGAAGAGTTTGAAGAAAAATGCGTTTGCAAAGAAGAGACCTGTATTGAAGAAGAAGATTGTACTCCTCAGTATAAGAATCAAAAGGTTTTGGCAAACGATCTATTCATTCCGAAGGGAGAGATCTATAAAGAGCCCGGAGTTCCATATCATGGCGATATAGAATATGCAACAATAACTATTCCTTTGCCTCCCGGATCAATAGATGATTGTCAAATTGATTTATATACAAACTTTATAAAAGCCCATTCTACAACCTGCAAAACAGCATCGGGATATCCCGCCATGAAGTATTCCGATGGAACATATGTTGGGTGCGAAGATTCGGGCGGAAATACGGATATAACCAAGGGCCGGGTAAAGATAAGTCAATGCATAGCAAGCCTCCATGTCGATGCTTTGGTGGACGGATATGCTACAGACGGATATGCAGACGAGACATCGCTTATGACGTCCTCAGAGGTCGTTTCTGAGGCTTTTACGGACCATTCATACCCAAGTGTCCTTGGGTTCTCTCAGTGGACCACAGATGAACCTGCTGGCGGCTATGCTACAATCACTGCAGTGTCTGGATCCAATGAGCCAGCATTCTTCGCGCTTGAGACTATTAACGCAAGCGAAAGATATGCGAGATTAGAGTATCCAACGGCAACCATATCAGATATATCAGATGATTTTGTCATTGACTTTACCGCAGCCAGAACAACTTGGGACAAAGATGATTTAAAGTTTGGACAAGTTGCCTTCTTTTCAACATTGGTAATAACTAATCTTGACGACACAAAGGCTACCATCAAATTGGGATGGAGACAAAATGCGTATGAAGATATAGAGCTATTCTTTAGCGGAATTATAGAAACCATATCAACTTCCACTGTTATAAGCGATTTTGATCATTCGGTCAAGGCAAAAGATGATCTTGGCGATGAAATAATGTTTAGATTCAGAAGGACAAACGAAGCTGTTTTTGGAATGTATTTTGACAATACTCTATTAGATGTTTCAAGCAATCCAACTGGACAATATGTTAAGATAGGAACAGTTGCCGGTACTCAGCCAGGATCTGGTGATGCTAAAATAAATGTTGAAATTGCTCAATATGATAATCCAAATGTTGGAATTATTTATGCTGCTTCTTTATACGAGATGGTTCTTAGGCATAGTTTTTCGTCTAGCTCTTCCGCCTCTAGTGCTTCTGTAGAAATAAGCAGAGATTCAAGTAGTGTTATAAACATGATTACGGCAACATTCCCGTTCTTATTAACGCAAAAAACCAATATTGTATCTGCAACATTAGAGATGACTGCAGTAGATGCTATCTCAACGACAGAAAGCTTCAATGTTATGCCTTATGATATATTAAACGCTGATAACTTAGGCGTATTAATTGATTATCCTATAGAAAAAGATACTTCGTTTATAACAACCTTCAGCCCAGGAGATGTTGCAGCAGGGGGAGCCTTTTCGGTTGACATAACCAGTTTGGCTCTATATTATCTTTCGCAAACCGGTCATCTTCCAGGTTATTACAAAGCTTTGGTCGTTGAGCCAAGCTCAACAGCTGTGGCAGAAATGGTCATATCTCCGAGTATGTCATTTAGTATAGCATATGAAGACATAACTACGGGAGTTATTTTTAAAGTTGGGGCAAGCCTTGATTCGAGCACGGGAATAGTAGCGCTGCAGACTAAGAACATCTTATATGATGTTTTGAATGCAGCAAACAGAACGGTATTGAAGTTTGGTGTTCATCTTAAAAAGTCTGGATTTATAAATGGCGATGTAACCATAGGAATCAAGGATTTGGCTCGTATTGGAATCGGAACGTGTATTGACGAAACAGATTTTGAAGATGATGATATATGCTTCTTCGTTGCCGGCAGCACAGCAACAGGAACCTTTGTTGATGGTCCATTCCCATGCTTCTTCCACTTGCCCTAAATAATGAAACGTATGTAGTCTATCCGATAGACGCGGAGGCTGCTTAAACACCAAGGAATTTGACTTCATTGAAGTATAATCTTGTACCATGGGCAAACTAAAAATCAGATCGCAGGCAATGCTTGGAACGACTCATAGCTGGGCCGTTACGGTCAGGAGCTTGCTTAAAGAATTCCGATTAATGAATCATGATTTATATTTGAGTTCTATAAATGATTATGACTTATTTCCAAATGAATGGAAAAAGTTTTGTAGAGAATGTGGCGATGCAGATATAGATTTAACATATACTCTTCCGAGAAATTTTAAGCTTAGGTTCAACAGAAATTCAAAGATAAAGTTGGCAATTTATAATTATGAATCAAGCATCATGCCAAAGGTTTGGGTTGATCAAATTAGGCATGTTGATTATGTTTTGCCATCAAGCAATTTTTCAAAAGAGGTCTTTGTCAACTCGGGTTGGCCAGAAGAGAAATGTATTGTCGTGCCTCATGGTATCAATCCAAAGGACTTTAGAGATAAGTCCAAAGTAAACAACTTTAAAACAAAGAAAAAGTTTAAATTTTTAAATGTTTCCATACCTCATTATAGAAAAAACATAAATCTTCTTGTTGACGCATACTATTCGGCATTTACCGATAGAGATGACGTATGTCTTGTTTTGAAAATAAAACTAGATAAACCAAAGCACAGATTTGAGTGCGATGTGGTGAAGGAGATTCTAAAGGCCCAGAAAAAACACAAAGGAAGAATGCTTCCTCAGGTAGAGGTTATTCAGCACAAATATCCAAGCATGATCCCTCTATATAATAGTTGCGATTGCTTGGTGAGCGCATCTTCCGCAGAAGGATTTGGGCTGCCATTTTTAGAGGGACTTGCTGCGGGTATGGTGGTGATAGCCCCAAGGTGTACGGGTCAGTTGGATTTTTTAAATGACAATAATTCTTTGCTTGTTGATGTGAAGGAAATAGAGGCATCTGATAAATATCAGTATTGGAGGCCCTCTCCGGGAGCAAAGACTTATCTGCCACATATTGATTCATTATCGGAAAATATGATAAAAGCTTATGAAAATTATAATAAAATTAAAAAGCAATTTGAAAAAGAATCTAAAAAGACAGTAAAAATGTTTACATGGAAAAGCGCAGCTAAGCAAATATTGGATATATCATGAATATATTGGATTCACACAAAAAGAATAAATGGCAATCATATGGGGTTAGCTTTGTAGAGAAAAACTTTATAATGAGTGCAAAGTCAAGTTTGTCAGCAAATATTCCAAAGATTAATGGTGTGAATATTAAGATTGTTGGAAAAAAGATTTCCGGAAATGGCCATTTAAACTTATCTTTAAAAAATAGAAGCGGAGAAATTCTTTTTTCAACAGATATGAGTTTTACGAAAAGTTCATGGTCAGAGCAGTCCGTTAGCTGCAATAAAGAGGTTATAAATGGAGTTCTTGAGTTTGCCAGGTCCAAAAGATCATTCGGAAGGATTGAAATAGCCAGAATTGTATTAGAGGATGGAATCTTGGAGGAGCTTCCGACAAAAAGGCCAAGGGCAGAGGAGATTACATCAGAAATTTTAGACAATTATTTGAAAAATATAACAAACATTACCCACAAGAAAAAGATTGCTGTCATTATTCCATATGGAATATATGGAGGTGGGGAGGTATATCTTAAGAGCATTTTTGAAGAAAAAAGAGATGCTTTTAATATAGATTTTTTATATTTATCAAAAAATAAATTAGAATTTGAAATATCGAATCCAAGCATAAACCATAGGTATATTAGAAATATGTCAATGTTATCTACGGTATTGTCTTCAAATAAGCATGATATAATCCTCTTTTATAACAGCAGAAATGTGTATAATCTTATATCTAGTCTAAAGGATGAGAAAAAGATAAGATCAAAGATTATTGAGATATATCATAGCGACTTTCTTTGGCAGGATGCCGTTGCTCACTTAAGATCAAGATCAAATGTTGATTTTATATTTAAAGTAAGCGAAAATTTAGCAGATGATATATCTGGTGTTTCAAGTTTTAATAAAATATTAATGCCGGTGGGCATTGACACAGATCTTTTCATTAGAAAGGAAGACAAATCATTGAGGCGAGATTTAAACGTTCCAAAAGACAAAACTGTGTTTGGAATGGTGGCAAGACTTTCTCCGGAGAAGAATATAGAGTATGCGCTAAGGCTTGTTAAAGATTTATCGGATATTCATCTGGTAATTGCTGGATCTGGGCCTCTTGGGCCGGGGTTGCAAAAATTTGCTCAAGATAATAATATTGATAATGTATCATTTTTGGGATATAAGAAGAATATCCAAGAATATTATAATATTTTTGATGCATTTTTGTTAACATCAAAGATGGAAGGAACTCCAATTTCAATAATTGAGGCAATGTCTTGTTGTCTTCCGATTTACTCAACGGATGTTGGCCAAATAAAGAGCAACTTTGGACATTTAGATAATTTTAATATATTAAGCGGTTCTTTAAAGTCAGACAGAAAGCTTATAAAGAGCCAAATAGATCAGCAAAATTATCATCAAAACTTAAGAGAGTATATAATAAAGAATCATAATATAAAAGCTATATCTAATAAGTTTTTTATGAATATACTCAGCAGCGCACTAACCTTTCGTGAGAAAAGCAGAGACTCCAAGGTTATTTTTGGCGAGTACATATGATGCAAAGGAGCTTGCCATCTATAAGATTTTTTGGGCAACCAAAGAGGTTTGGGGGTTATGGAAATGCTGTGACTAATATTGCTTTGGCGTTTTCTCGATCAAATGTTCAAACCAGATTTGAATCTAATAAAAGTATAAGATTTTTTAAAGAAGAATTAAATAACTTTTCTGGGAATCCAAAGATTGACTTTTATTTGCATACTCCGCCCTTTAGTAGGCATAAAACTAGAAATTATAAAATTGGATATTTTTATTGGGAAGCGGATTGCTTGCCAAAGCTTTGGGAAAGAGATATTTGTCGCAGCCTAAACGAGATTTGGGCACCGTGTCAGCTTGTCAAATCTGCATGCCTAAGGGCCGGATTTAAGGGGCCTATAGAGATTTTGCACACTCCTTGCAATACAGACGTAATTTATTCAAAAGTTGATATTCCATCTCCTGTGACAGATGCTTTGGTTCTATCGGATAAAACTTTTAAATTTTATTCTGTATTTCAATGGAATGAGAGAAAAGGCTATAATGCTTTATTGAGGGCATATTATAAAGAGTTTGATGCAAATGATAATGTGGTCTTAATATTAAAAGTAAATCCATTAAAGTGTTCGGGACATGGAGTTTCAAAAATAAAAAACGATATATTAAAAATAAAGAGAATGATAAATAAAAAGGATTTACCAAAGGTTTATTTAATAACGGATAATTTAAAAAAAGAAGTTTTATTTGGGCTACACAAGATGTGTGATGCCTTTGTTTTGCCTCATCATGGAGAAGGCTGGGGGATGCCGATTCACGATGCTATGTTATGCGATAGTCACATTATAACGACTAAGTTTGGAGGCATAACAGAGTTGTTAAATGATGATAATGCTTTTATTATAGATCATAATATGATTCGAGTAAAAAATATGGATTGGAGCGGATGGTATCAGTCATATCAAAAGTGGGCCCAACCAAAATCTGCTCATCTTAGCGTATTAATGAGAGATGTTTACATAAATAACAAAGAATATTTATATAAAACAAAAAATGCTAAATCTTTAGCAGCATCTATGAATATATCTTCTTGCTCTGAAAAAATTGAACAAATATTATCTCAAAAAAGATTTAAAGGATTTTTATAATGGCTAAGAAGCTAAGAATAATGGACTGGCTAGTACATGGAGGGCATCAATATGAGTTTTTTAAGACGGGTCATCATTTTTTTTGCACAGGCTTAGGAGGCCGCCCTCCAGATCCAAAGGAGCTGGGAAGGCCAAAAAATAAAAATGTAAAGTATATTTATGAAAAAAGTGCTGCACAAAAAACATTTAATATTATAATGGTTCGAGCAGGATTAAATCCGGCTAGATATAGACATTTTAGAGCAAGGGCAAATACTCCTGGAGTTGCCGTTATGCAAACATATTTGCCATACAAAATTCCAACTTGGACAAAGAGTGTCGTGTGGAACTCAAAGGTTGTAATGGATAAATATAGAAAGGATTTTCCAAAACAAAAGCACTTTTATATTCCGCATGGTTTTGATCCGAGAGAGTTTGATTTTTTAAACTTGAATAGAAACCAGAGAGTTCTTAGCGCAGCAAGTCTTTTTAAGAAAAGAAAAAAGGTTCTAGGCTTTGATGAGTGGGTATGGGTCTCTGAAAAGTTAGGAAAATGTGATTTGCTTGGACACGGAAATGACAGCAGAAAAGAGTCTATAGGGTGTTACCCTCTTTCAAAGCTTGCCAGAACCTATAATAAATATAGCGTCTTCTTAAACACGACAACAAGAAGCGCAATGCCAAGAACTAGAGCGGAGGCGCTTATGTGTGGAACGCCGATTGTTACAACAAAGAATTTTGGTATAGACAGATATCTTGAGGATAACAAAACTTGTCTTTTTGCGGATACAAAAGAAGATATGTTAAAATCCGTTAAGAAAATATTGGAATCAAAGCAAATGCAAAAAGACCTTGGATGTGCAGGAAGAGAGACTGCAGTTAAGTATTTTCATATAGATGAATATCTGAATAAATGGGATCAAGTTTTTGAGGAAACTTTGAGATGAAG